CCGAGGTCGACCTCGAGGGTGAGCACGTCCTGACGACGCTCCTCGACTGCCTGCATGAGCTCTTCGTAGCTGCTGAATGACATTTCTGTATCCTCCTTGGATGTGGCCGGGGCTTACGCAGCCGCGATGGCGACCGGCTTCTGGGAACGGGCCAGCACAGTCACGTGTGCCGTGATCGCGACGAACGTGTTGTTCGCCTCCGCGGGATCGATCGAGGTGATGATGACCTTCCAGACCCAGACGAACTGACCCGTGGTCGGGGCAGTCTCGTGGGCCAGGCCATCGCGACGCCAGATGTACACGACATCGCCGATGTTGAGACCGTTGATGAGGTCCTCGTCATCCTGGCCCGTGGCCTTGATGAGAAGGTCGTCGATGCTGTGCGTCGTGCTGCCGGGGAGCTGCTCGCTGGCCGGGTCGCAGAGCCAGTCGATCGACTCGCTGTCGGTGCTGGACGTGCCGTTCATGGTCGTGATCGAGCAGTCCAGGCCGATGCCTGCGTCGATCTCGGCCAGCTTCGGCGAGTTGATGTCGATGATGGCCGGAGCCACACCGACCGCGACGTTGCCCCGGCTGATCTGCGTGGCCGGGTTCCACTGAGTGAGAGGCATATCCTCTTCCTTCCTTACTTGGAGTCCTCGGTACCCGGCTGGGTCCGCGGTGCCGGGGTCGACTTCTCGACGACCTCGGAGATGGGCTCGGGCATGCGGGGCACGTAGGTGCGCACCGACTCCCCGACCTTCAGGTCTCGCACCTTACGGTGGAGCTTCGGGTTGTAGTTCTGGTCGGAGAGGGCGAAGTGGATGCCGCTCTCCTTGAGCTCCACGACGATGCCGTGGGAGCTGGGCTTGATGTCGCTCATGAGATTCCTCCTGTAGTGAGCTGGATGGTCACCTGGGACTCGTAGTGACCTTCGACTGCGGCTCCTACGTATCCCATGCTGGTGTCGAGGGTGGATCCCGCGACCCGCTTACCCTGGGCGGCAATGATGACGTCCTTGGCAAGATTGAAGCTGGCCTCGACACTCCCGCCTGCTGCGTAGAGCGCGAACTGATTGTCCCAGTCCAGGGCCGACCCGTTCAGGGCTACGTTCTCGTGATCGATGATCAGAGGCCGGTTCACCACGTAGGGAACCTTCGCATTCGTCGGCGCGTACCCGTCATACACGGTGACGCCTGCTGCCCGAACCACGTCGCTGATGTCGCTCATGCTGACCATGATCAAATCCCCAGACTGTCCGGGTCGAAGCCCATGTCGGCGACCTGACTGCGGAGGAGGCGTGCTGCGGTGAGGTCGAAGGGCCGTGCTGCCACGCGGGAGGTTCCCCGAGCCACATAGACCGCGTAGTTGACGGTCGGGCCGATGAGGTAGGTGTCCTTGCCTGCGGTCTCGGCCGTGGTGCTGTTCAGCATCGTGCCAGTGTCCACAGCGTGGACGTTCTGGATTTCCTTCTTCATGATGCCGACGCCGACCTGGGCGAGACGGCGAAGCTCGGTGCTGCCGACAGGCTTGCCGGAGGCCTTCGCGTAGCGGGTAGCGAGCTGGCCCATCGTGATGCTCATGCGAGTGCCTCCTTCCCTTCCTGGTTGACGACGGTCGCGTCGCTGGCCACACCCTTGCGGATCAGCGCCAGACCGTTCTGGCTGAACTTGTCGAGGAGGAGCACCTTGCCGACGAGGCTGGGCTCCTGGACGCAGGCGAGGACCTTGATGGCCTGCCCTGCGGAAATCTGAGTGCCCTGGCGGACCTTGACCGAGTACGTGTTCTCGACACGGGACTCTGCTGCGTTCGCCAGGGTGGTCGTCTGCACCAGGCCGGGGACAGGCTCGCCCACGGGGGTCAGACTGCGGGTGACGTTGTGGCCCACGGTGACAGGCTCTCCCACATCCATGATCTGGATGGTGTCCATGAGGACCAGCTCCAGCAGGCGGGAGGATTCAGCTAAGGTCTGTGTCGACATCGCCGTAACCATGACCGTATCCTTCCATGGGAGTCTTGCGGACGTGAGCCGTGTCGGGGATCGTGACCCGCTGGAGAACACCGTTCCCCGTGGCTCCGCAGATGACGCTCTGCGAGCGGTAGTAGGCTGCGAGGGCACGCCAGTCGGGAGCGTCAACTGCGACTGACGTACCCTCGCTGGAGGTCTGACGAACCACGGGCTGAGCCATCAGGAATCCGATCAGCGTGAGTGCTGCGAAGTAGACGTCATACGTCACCTCGTAGCCCTCTTCGCCCGGCCAGATGCCGAAGCTGTCGGGGACCTGTGCGCCAGTGAGAGCCGCCTGCTTCTGCGTCTCCGTCAGGAGCGCGAAGCCGGGAAGGTTCTGCAGCAGCGCGTTCAGCTCATCCATGGTTGTCATCTCTCCTTGATGTGGCCGGTTCAGTCGGTGTTCGACGTGAACTGCGACGCGAACTGGAAGCTCGGCATGTAGTACTGCTCCGCGTGGTCCTGGTGGTACGGAGTGGCGATCGGGTCGCCAGGGTGCCAGAGCTCGAAGCTGTACGCGTAGTTGCCCGTGGCCGGGATCGTGAGGTACTTCGCGACACCCTGCTGCTCGTCGTTGAAGGTGACGCTGGACACGATGCTGCCAGCGCTGTTCCGGAGGTAGACGGTGACCGCGTAGGGCAGGTTCTGCCAGTGCGAGCAGAGACCCGTCCGGTTGAACTGACTGGTGACCCAGTTCAGTGTGATCTTGTTGGAACCGGCGACCATCTTGCGCCAGGTGTAGTAGTGCTTGATGGAACGAGCGTTCTCGTGAGCACCCCAACCCCCGTTCAAGACGACGTTTGCGATGAAGTTTGCCATGCTGGATTCCTTCTTTGTCTGACAAGAGGGGCAGAGCAGGACCCGCCTACCCTGCCCCTCTTGGAGTTGTCACTCGGACTGGTCGTCCGGTGCCTGCCCGCTGGCCTCGAGGACCTCGGGGGTCTCGACCTCTTCGGTGTCCTCTGCGGCCTTGACCACGCGGTGACCGGCGAGCTCCGCTGCCTTGGCTGCGCCACGCTCCTCGAGGAGACGCTGTTCAGCTTCGGCTCGGTTGGCTGCGACGACCTCGGCTGCCCGCTCCTTGGCCTCGCGACGCTGGGCGTCCCACTGGGACTGCGTCAGGCTCACGGGGTCACGTCCGGCGTGATGACGGCGAACGGGTAGTCCGTGACCTCCCCGCCAGCGGTCGAGAAGGCGGTCGAGTAGGCCACACGGAACTTGAACCGCAGCGCGACCATGTCCTTCTCGGCGAGGTTGATGCCGCCGATGGTGGCCTCCGTCAGGAGCTTGACCTGGACATCCTCACGGATGCCGAGCAGCACCTTCGAGCGGTCGCCCGCCAGGAGCACAGCGGTGTCGCGGTCCCACGACCGGTTGCCGACGTACATCAGGTCCTGGCCGTAGATCTCCGCGGTCCGGTTGTCCGAGCGGACACCGTCGAGGTAGATCGGCGCGTTGTCGGCGTCACGGAGACCCCGCAGGCGGCGACGCAGGAAGCGACCGGTGAAGGCCACGTTCACGTCGAACTCGTCGTCCTCGACGAAGCCGAAGGCCTCGTTGATGTCGTCGGCGAGATCGATGCCCGTGCCGTCCGCGATGGTGTTGCCTGCGGCGATCGCACCGGGGATGAGGGCCGGGTCGAGCCAGGTCGCGGGCTTGTTGACGCCGAAGAAGACCGCCTCGTCGAGGACGCGACCGAACTCCTGCGACACCAGCGGGCGGACCTCGCCCCAGATGTCGAAGCGGGTATCCGCGATGGTGTTCTCGTGCACGGGCACGATCACCGCGATCTCCTCCGCGACGAGGTTCTTGCCGGTCCAGGAGACCTTCGACGTGGGCTTGGTGCCCGTGGCCGCGCCGGACGTGTCGTCCGTCACCCAGCCAGCGGTCGGGAGGGCCGCGAGGACGGGCATCGAGACCGTACCGGCCGACATCCGGATGGAACGGAACGCGCCGAGCGCGGCCGAACCGGAGGTCTCCGGCTTGATGATCGAATCGAGTTCCTGGGTCGCCAGGAGGGCCAGTGCATCGGCCCGGGAGATGTCAGCCATGTGACTGACTCCTTTCTGGCCCGAAGGCCGATAGGTGGATTACTTCGTTCCGCGGAATGCTGCGCGGATGAGGTCGTTGGGGTCGTGCTTGCCCTTGCCGGTCTCGCCTGCGGGTCCCGTGCTGAGGGCCGAGGACGTGGCGGAGGGGTTCGCCTTGTGCCAGTCCTTCACGAGGTCGGCCACATCCTTGTCGGTCTCGAACAGGTCCTTGGTGAAGGTACGGCTGTCGAGCGCCTTGGAGATGGGTCCGCCTGCTTCCAGGAGGAAGGACTCGAGCCGGTCGTAGCGCGTCTGGAGCGTCTCCAGGGCTTCCGTGGTCGGGCGCTTGCCCAACTCCTCCTCGAGCTTGGTCACCTGGCCCGACTTGGCACGCAGCTCGGCCATCTCCGACTTGAGAGTGGCGATCTGGCCCTTGTAGGCACCGAGGGACTTGACCAGAGGGTGGTCGTCCGGGAGCTTGACCGGCTCCTGGGGTTCGGTCTGCTGCTGCTGGCCTCCGTTGGCTCCCGTTTCGGGAGTGGTGCCCTGCTGCTGCTGATCCTGCGGCTCCTGACCCGACGTTTCGTCGGTGGTGCCGTTTTCCTGCTGTTCGGTAGACATTTCGTCCGCCTTCCTGTAGTTTAGCGTATGAGACCTGCGGAAGCAAGCCCCGGTTCTTTCTCGGCGAGTCGCCTAGGGAGACTAGGAAACCCGATCTTCCTCCTTGGAAGCTTACAGTCGTGCCAGGGGCACGAGTACGTTACGCAGCTTCTTGGCACTCAGTCGTGCTTCGAAGTTCTCCGCGCTGATCCTGCTGGTGGTCATCTGGCTAAGCTGCCAGCGGCCCTCAGCGAAGTAGAGGTTCGCCCAGGAGTAGTCCCGGACGCTGGTGCGGCTGAAGGTGGTCCCATCGGGAGCCGTTGCCACGTAGGTCGTTGCGGCCCGCTTGCCCTCCTGCTGGCTCGCCAGGGTGGCCGGGGCTATGGGCTGGGTCTGCTGGGTGCGTTTTGCCGACCCCTGCGACGGCTGAGAGGCGGTCTGGCTCTGTGTGGCCATGCGTGCTGCCCGACGCTCGAACCCAGGGTCCCAGAAGATGGTCCCATCCGAGGCGATGGACCCCTTGTACTTGACGTTCTGGGGCAGGGTCGGAGCCAGGGTGCAGCGACCGTTCGGGTGATCCCTGATGCTGGAGTACTCGACGACCAGGCCGTCCCTCTCCTTGCACCAAGCACAAGTCCTCGGGCCGAACTCGACGCTCCAGAGCAGGACCAGGTCCAGACCCCGAGTGCTGTCCCACTGGTTCTTCCAGTAGGCCGAGACGGTCTCGGTGCGGGCCAGGCGGTTCAGCTTGTAGAAGCTCCGCTCCAGCCCTGCCCGCAGCATGGCCCGTGCCATGTCCGTCGCCTGGAGTCCCGAGGCCACACCAGCACGGACGGCCGCGAGCTGCA